AAGAAAGCTTTCATACTACCTTTTACTGTTTTATATCTCCCTGCTCGTTTATCAAACTTATATAGTTTGCGTGAGTATTGATAGTTCACACTGTTCTCTGGTAGGTTATGTCTCAGAATGTAATATCCTCCATGAAACTCTAGGCATTGTTTGCCGTTCCAAAGTTCTTTAATAAGTTGTTGTGTATGTTCGTCGTCAATCATTTTTATTTCTCATAAGCCTTCATAATCATACGTTTATGAATCCCGTAATCATACCCATTGACAAACTCGTAAGTTACTCTTAGAAATCCTGTTTTTATAGCTTCTTCAGGATAGCAACATGTCGCTCCAGAATCTTTCATGAAACTATCAATCAATTTCACAGATGTATGCAAATTCTCAAATGCATTATCTAACGATACATAGCGTATGGTTATGGTAGGTATATAAAACATCCCACCACCATCATCAAATTCAGCAGTCATACCACGATAATATAGTCTATGTTTTAGCGCGTTTGTTAATTTTTCTTGTACGAATTCTTCCAGTGTCATCTCTTTCATATTATCATCACTTAATTCCAAACAAATCCTTAACTGCCTGAAAATCCTCCGATTCCTTAGACTGTTTCGCGCTGCCAGTGATGTGCTTAATCAATGCCACAACATCTCTGGCGTTACGCTCCGAAGGCCGCTTGAAGCCATTTAGGACTTCGGTGGCGCGTTGGTGGCAGGTTTGGATTTCGGATGGGGTCATTTACTGTCTACCATGCGCGCAATATTACTTGTTTACCACATCGCGGACAGTTAATCCATTCCTTACCATCTGCGCCACCTGAATAATCTTTACCGTGATACTCTTGCACCTCTGAGGGTGTATACTCAAGTATTGTTGCACAGTTTTTACAAGTTGCACGTTTTACCGCTTGTTGGTCATTCCCTACGACTTGTACCATTACAATTTCTCCGAAATAAATTTACGACACAGATTAAAGATTGGTTGGGAGATTTCTTTACCTGTGAAACCACTGGCTTCAATTACCTCACTGTCCTCCTTGAAAATATCTGCCATCACAGCCTTAATGAAGTCGCCCATCTTCTTCATGTCAGTCTCACCACCGTTGAGCGTGTCAAACACTTGCTGGTGCATCTGTTCAAGCCTGCCGTTGTGTGCGAGGCGTTCTGCGAGTTCTTTGATGTTGTTGATGCGTTCGACATCTACGGTTGCTAAAGTCTTGACTTTTGATTTTGAATGTTTTTCACCTTTGCACTTGAACCAATATGCTGATGATTCCCAGCCTTCTTCAACGCAACGCCAAACAACGCCTTCCCCGATTGCACTGACTCCGAAGGCTTTTCCAACTGGGCATTCATTCTCAACCGCATCTGTAATAGCATTCAACTTGTTCTGAGACTCGTGAGGGTTCTCGAAGTCGATCAGCATCTCGTAGGTTTGGTAATGGTATATACACTTGATCTGACCTTGCAAGTTGCTGCAAACAACTTCAACCTGTTTGCGAGTCAGGTGAGTACGATTTTCATCCTCTACTAAATCAATTCCGAAGATTACGAACATCTTGGGGAGTTCTGAGATTGCTACACCTTTTTGGATTGACTTCCCGCACCACTCTCCGAAAATTACTTTTGATCCTGTGCCGTTGATACGGCTAAACAATTCTTTGAAGGCTTCACGATTCTGTCCGGCGAACGCTGCGAATCCTGCGTTATCGTGTTCGAGAGTGATAATGTTTTGACGGCTTTGGAAATACATTTCGCCTTCTGCGTTCAGGACAACCGCTGAATTCGTGCCATGTAATTTGACAGTTCCCTCAAACTTCAATGTCGGCTTAATGGCTGCACGGTTCATAATTAGTGAACCATCTTCGGCTTTACCAACGTATTGCGCACGGTGTGTTATGTTTTTGCAGACGTTGCGGAATTGGTCGATTGATGGCCAAGAGTAATGTTTTTGCATTTCTAACTTCCTTTAACTTTAAGAACACTCATTATATGCTAGATTTTGGTGGGTGCCAAGGAGTTACAAGCATAGAAACCTTCTTCACCAAATGACGGCGGTACAAAATGTCCGTGATGTGATAACTCTCCACAATTGCTGCACCTGAATGTTGGTGGTATTGAACGCTTCAGTTTTGCAGCGGTTATTTTATTTTGTTCGCGTTGTTTGCGGTTCATGGCTTTCTCCAATCAACGCAGCTTAATCGTATCCTGCTTCAACGTATTAAACGCCTTATCAGTACGGTCATCCGAAACAACTTCGCACTTCTTCGAGTCAATCTTAGGGTATCCTGCCAAACGGATAAACCATCCGCGAGGAATCTTGCCTTGTTCGCCAACATATTGACGGCATACATCAAGGCGCGATGTCTGAGCGTTCTGGAAATCGTTACGCCCTGCTTCAATAATCTGCTGCAAGTTTGTATACATTTTTGCATCAAATGGAATGTTAGCTTCTTTCAGCCATTGAAATGTAGCCTTACTTCCGCCATCACCATAGCGCGAAGTGATTGCGGTTTTCATAACTTGTGTCAGATCATCCTTATACATCGCAGGTACTTGCGCGGCTTCCATTACCTTTTGACCATAGTTGGAGAATACGTTTTGGTTATCTTTCCAACGGGTTTCAATTGCAGATTCTGTTGAAGCCGCATAATTATTTGCTGAAATATATGCACTTATTACCCAAATAACTACCATTACAGCCATCATCGCAAATGCTGCGAACAAACCAATAAGAACCCGTGCAGTTGTGGACATATTTTTAAACATTGTAAATCTCCTTATTAAAAATCGTTATCGTGAAAAACTTTTGTAAAACCACCTGTTACCAGTATTGAAACAATTATTGCTAACCAAAGAACCCATGCTGGAGGATCAAACTCATTTTCAAGATACTTAAACTCATCCATCGGCTTACGAGTATAATGCTTTGTAATGGTTTCGTCAAGGTCTTTTAGAGTTTTCGTGACATCTAATGTTTTATGTTCCAGCAGAATATCTCGCAACTTTACCTCAAAAATGCTGAACTTTGACCACGTTAATACTTTCACCCAATTAATTTCGGGGTAGGTAGAAACGCCTACTACCAACACAACATCATTCTTCTTTCCACCAAGCCATTTATAGGCTACCGCGTCTGCGAATTCTTGTGGCTCTTTTGTAACTATCATCACAATGTTAGACTGTTTTGTTGGTCCAAGTTTTCTGAGGATGTTGCTGATTCCTTCATTCCATTCCTTAATATTTGGAATTGGTACTCCTACCGAAACAACCCTGTCAATCTTGTAGTAGTCATAAATTGACTGCGGATACTCAGGGACTTTAGCAATGTGCTTATCAGCTTTCATACGATTGAATAAGCTGTCTGGTGCGGCTTTGATATAGTTTTGATAGGTTGACGTTGTTGCAAATGGTTCGCCAATCACTGTTTTAGTCCAGCGTGGGGGTTCTATTAAACCTTGCCTATCAACCGTTGAAATTGAAACACCCCCTACATTTGCATGAACATTCCAATCAATGTCAAAACTATGGTCATAGCAAGTGTCACAGGTTGTTGTAGAGCAGTTCTTTCCACAAGACGTAGTACGGCATCGACATGGGTATGAATGTCTACAGTGTACCCTGTCACTAGTCTTTGATGTTACTTGACCGTTGATGGTTGCTGTGTCACTAAGGCTTGCATACGCACCTGCGTAGTACACTCCTATAGTGATTACACCTGTTGCAGCCATATTAGCCGCCATCTCCAACCAAGTTATCTCATTGTGCCAGATAAACTTTGAGGCTATCGGCCATAGCATTGGGATTAGTAGGATTAATAAAATGTACATTATCGTCTCCCACCAGCCGCAAGACCTAACATCATCGCTAAATATGTACGCACCTTATTACGACTCTCCCGTTCTTCAGGTGTCATAGCAGCTTCTCGTTCGGCAGCAAGTCGTTTGCGCTCCAACAGAATAGCAGCATCCTTAGCCGCACCTTCGGCTTTGCGCGTTTCAAAAGACCCTCTTAGTTTTGCTTGTCCCATGACTTTCTCCAATTAAGTCTGAACATTATATATTGGATTGGTGGGGATGTCAAGGGGTGGGGGTTTAAATCCCGGTAACGGCCATGTAACCTATTGATTTATTTAGAGAAACAGAAAGTCCGTAGCGACATGCATCGGCCACGTGGTCATTAACACCTGTTGACAGACAATCATCCTCATCGGAAGGGTCTTTAGGTAAATCTGGGATAGTAGCTATTGCATGTACGCAATCTTCTGTAAATAGTAAGCACTGCTCCTCAACAATCTCAGTATGTGCAGCAATCATCAACCCACACATGCGCGACCAACCTATTTTACGTGAGTCTTTAGATTTCCATGGGCGTTTAAAACGCACTCCGTATTTAGCCATCTCGTCACCAATGCTGCCATCCCCACTCTTGCGATCATACACGTCCCCGTAACCTCTTTGGACTTTACCTTTAATCCCCCATACTATTTCTTTTTCTATTATCCCTTCAGCTAAGTCTCGTTCAACCATCATAACTCCTCTTGATGGATCATCAGCTTTGCACGTCACCCATTCTTTTAAAACTACTTTTGTACCTCTTGGAAATGATTTATGTACACCGTTACCCATCTCAAATGTTCTGGTATCTTGCAACTCCCCTATCCACACACATGCGCTTGGACTTGACCACCCATAGTCAAAATGGTTAGAGATTCTGAACCACCCCAATTGTTCTCGCGTCAGCGATTTTATTACGTTGTACCCTCTGTTGAATGCGTGACCCATTAAAGAGTTCGCTCCTACATCCCAATCCCCTAATGCTAATTGCTTGTACTTTACTGGGTCGCCCATAGCTCGTAGTTGGCGCTCGTAGGAGTCATAGTCGATGTGAGGATTCTCCCTAGCACCAAATGGTATGAACAGCTTCCTAGTACCGTCCGCATCAGTGAACTCTTCTCCGGGTATAGCTGGGTCTATGTAAGTCTGTTTTAGGTAAGTATGTGATATTCCAGAAGGGTTGCTTGTCAGTTGCAATCGCGGTAATCTAGCCTTCCAAAACTCGTTCTCTACCGGCAAAGACCCTATTCTCAGGCGGGACTTTGCATGTGAAATAATCCTAGAATCCAGCAAACTGGCTTCATCTGCGACAATTAAAACGAACTCTAAACCAGTGAGGTTCTCTATTGTAGTCTCCACATGCTCTGCGTGCATGAAGTGGATTGCTGAACCTGATTCCCAACTAACTACTAAATCGGTATAGTTTATCTTGACTGCACCGGACTTAATCTGGTCTCGAAGCATCATAGGTATGCTCATCGCACCCATGAAATAATTCTTCTTTAGATTCTTTGATGTGTTACGCAAGACAGCTATCTGCGCTCCGGGAACTTGTTCTGCGATAGCTATTGCTAAGACCTTGTTTATAAAGGTTTTCCCGCCAGAACTACTACCACCCCCAAAAATTTCGTGGGCTGTAGATTCAAACATTTGTGACTGCTTTGGTGTTAATTTAATATCCATATTACGCTTCCTTAATGTCGCCAGAAGCGAGCATACGATTAAACTCCTTACCACTGATATTGAATTCTTCCATTAATTGTGTTTTAGATCGGAACACTTCTCCACAGAACTCTACAGGGATTGAGTTGTGTGTTGCGTTAGATGTTTTCTCATCAGATTCTAGTATTTCTCCATCCCGAATCTTTCGTAGAATTACATCTCGATTGTATCCTAGTTTTTCTGATAACTTACGGATTGAGTCATAACGAACACCATTATAAATAAGCGGTCTTGGAGATTTACCAATATGTACTAGATATGCTACAAACTCATAAAAAGTGTAAGGTTCTGTGATATATCTACCGCGCCCATGCAAAGTTATTTCGCGGTCTAGTTTATATTTTGTGGTATTTAAATCTCTTGCCGCTTCCTTTATGCCAAAGTATTTAATTCCACCAATTTCTACGCGATAGTGCTGAATCTTTGAAATCTCAGATTCCCAGCTTACTAATCTATCTACGCTTGACTTTGGTACACCAAAAACTCGCATCGCTTCGGCTTTAGACCTATACGTTTCGCCGTTTATCGTAATCGGTTTTGATCCAGCATTATTCTCTCTAAGTTTCTCAATATGCTCAATGGTTAGATTTTTACCATAACCAAAGTGTTTGTCCCCACTGCGACCATACCAATAATTCTTATCCCCAATACTTCGATCACTCATCTGCTTCTTATGTGATTCTGTCATAACGTACCCAGAAACACCATCCCCGCCGCTCGTGATATTGTATCCACCTTTACCTAATGACTTATGATGAGCTATCCAAAACTTCTCAAGTTCTCCAGCATCTTTTCTACAATCAGCATGGTCTATACACTCAATTTTAAAAGAGTCAGAACCGTACTTGCGAATAGCTGCTAAAATAGGTCGGTTTCCATTCTTGTGCATTACTTCGTTTCTACGAAATTCATAATGTGCTTGCTTTATATGGTTAGTCCAACGCTCCTGCGCCGTAGTCTTCGTAAACCCTACATACTTCTTCCCGTTAGTAAGATTAGTTATTAAATATATTTCATGCGGTTCATAATCAGTTGTAGCCATTTTAAATAGTCCTATACAAAAGACCTAGTTAGCGCAGTCAGCATCTTGCGATACCGTTGAAGGACGTGGAGTACACGCACCGCGCTAACTAGGTCTCACTCTATTATCCCCTTCAAGAGATTGAGTGATGTATACACTAGGTTTTATATCTTGTCAAGTCTTATTTGCTTTCAACCGCCTCCATCTCCGCCTTCTCCAACTCACAATACAGCAAAAATTGATAACAGACACACTGAGCTGCCGCAAAGCTTGCAGGGGAGTTCATACCGTACTTGACCCCTACGGTATCATCCAGCGTCTCTGCCTCGTCCATTAGTGATTTAGCTTGCTTGGAAAGGGGTTTAGTGGTCATTTGTTATCCTTATCAAACTCAACATCATATAAACTCTCCACTTCATCTTCAACCATCGGAGCCAATCCAATACTAGGCATAATACTTATCCACCAGTTTTTAAGTTTTTCGATCATATCATCTTTCAAAATGTCATCTCACAAACACCACCAGAACATGCGGCCCCAGCCAAACTACCAACATCAACATAACTCTTATGCTTCAAATGTTGTCTAATGTCAATTTCAGTATCTAATGCTCTACTGATCTTCATAAACTTGTGCAGATTATACACATCTTTCAGACAATCGGAAGTTTTATTTAAGTCTCCAACTGCTACATTATAGTCAGGATGCAATCTTACCGGCTCTAAAGGGAAATTATTTACAGCAAATTTATTAAATTGCCGTACCCAATCTCGTTTATTCACCGTTTCATGGCTTTCTTCTTCAAGTTTCTCCCCATATCCTAATGCACATGATGTAGCTTTCCAAAGGTCTCCAAACGCATCCAAAGCCCTTGTAACAAGCCCTGAAGCGAATAGACTGGCTGCACCATACTTCTCGATAATCTGCTGCTCTGTAAGCACTTCTGTAAACGGTGCTTGTGGAAACGCTTTGTCACCGCTTGCAGCCATCAACGAAATACCACAGAACCATTGGCGGTTGTCATAAATATATTTTGTAACTTCATCCCAATCATCGACACTGATGGTATTGGATACATTGTGGCGCAATCTTGGGTCTGAACATAGTTCTACATTTGTCCCTGTCTCAATCCAAACTTGTTGCACCTTCTTAACGTATTCAAGTTGCTTAATACCTAGAAGATCATTTTTATAAAGTGACCCTTCTTTACTGATAATCGGAAATGCCATGACACTATCTGTACCATTTGTAGACCACACCGAAGGCTCTACCATTTGCGGAAACAGTTCTTTAATGGTTTGCAATACTTCTACTTCGTTATTCATTTGCACATGACGTAGGTAACGTGGTGAGTGTTCCCCGTGGATGCCTGATGCCGTTTGCAGAATTACTGAAGCATTCCCAGATGGCTTAACGACTGTTGTACGTGCTGCTTGGTTGATTCCAATTAGTTCGGCAACTATCTTATTGTATTCTTTTACAATCTCAGCGCCACGACGCATCACGTCTTCATCAAACAGAACTTTAGGATTATTAGTCCATCCTGTTACACCGACACCGATCAATGCTTCCTTCTCGATAATTTCTTTTGAAGCTTGTGTAAGAAATGCGAAGTCAGTATAACCGGCTTGAAGTGTGCCAAGAATTGATGCGGCTTTACAGGCATCATAAAACTTCTCAGCTGTATCGCATTTGCTGCCGTTTATCTCCGTCAGATTACATGCCTGCCATCCGCTAATGCCTTCTGGGGTTTGTGGATACTTACCAACTTCAACGCACTGCCCCGTCACAATACCATTAAACGTTCCTGTGTTGTTCTTAGGCTCTGTGAAACAGTAAGTCTCTTCTTCTCGTTGAAGGTCTTTAACAAAGACAACAATCAATCGTGTAAATGAGTTCTTTACACTGTCAGGAAACTCTTTAGGACTACTATAGTAGTTCAGCGCCTGTCCTACCTTCAAATCTTTAGTTTCTACACGAGAATCATCTTCAAGAACCCACTTATGATACGGTGTGCAGTCAAGGTGAGTACCATCGGACAATAGAACCCGCATCAATGGATTTACGCCAGTTGAAAACGGTGTTACTTCCGACCACTCTTTACCATTCCAAACGTTAGTAGGCTTACCAATAGTTTCGATAATCTGAACATAACCTTTATCAGTTAGGATTGGTGTATCCGCAGTCACGCACGGATTATACGTAAAATCATAACTATCGGTAAAAATAAACCCCGGCTCCCCTGAATGTTGTACGGAGTGCATGATTTGTTGGAACTCTTCAAAACTCACTTCGTCACGCTTCAACATTACAGAATTATTAGACCGTCCGCGTTGAGGATTTGACGAGAACCAATCACCAGTCTTGGCTTTAATCATTTCATCGTCGTCTTTGGAGAACATGCATATGGTTGCTGAACGCCTCACGCCTCCGCTAATAACAGCATCAGCCATGAACATGCAGATGTCATAGACCTCGATAGGTTTGATGTTCTTGCGCTCTTCCGATGCCTTGGTAAGCAATAATTCAACTTTAGTAAGCGCATATTGTAGTGGGTCAGCTCCGGGGGCTTTAAAGCCTCCTGAAATCTTGGAACCTTTAGGACGAATCTTACTCATGTCAAACCATATGGGATGCCCTGAATATTCTGAGTGTTTTCCTGTCTCAAAGAATGAACTCATGAGAATGTCAAACGATTGTGACCAACCTTCAATGCTATCTGGTACTTCAAAACGCTTGACAGATTTTGTACGTTGACGAATCTTTGGGAGTTTTGCAACATGATGCTTCTGAACAGAGAAGCCTGCTCCACAGCCGCACAACATCAGCCACATAAACTCCCCGAAGAATTCTGGACGATCTGCATAGGAGCTAACGCAGTTGTACATTTTTGCGTTCTTGGTTAATAGTTGATCTCCACCAAATTGAAGAGCGCGTTGAGCACCTAGCACTTCTTTATTAAGATACGCCGTTTCTGCGAAATCAATTAAATTCGATAACTCTTGTGTAATCTTATCCTTATATTTCTTACGGTGCATCCCCATAGCACGGCGAACAGCATCAAACCAAGATTCGTATTCTTTTGTAGCTTCGCTGAAACGTGAGTAATCCCCATAAAACTTTACATCAGACATCAACTGACTTGCGCTTAATGTTTCCATATACCCTTAAAATTAGTTGGTGGCTTATCACCACCGGAATCACCGTACCTTAGCACGTCTGCTAGGCTCACCTGTAAATTCAGGATTCGTTTTGCTCTCTGACAACGCGGGTCGTCAGGTGAGTGCCGGAGTGCTTGTTAATTTAAAACCATTCTATCGTCCTTCACCCATACCCCACGGTTATCAGTGATGTATCCTTGAACATTCTTATCACAGGCTGCGTCGTATTCGGCGTTAAACTCTTCTTCTGTCTGTACGCGACCAAATACTTGTGTGCGAAGCCTGTTGATGTATGTTGCTTTACGACGAGCTGCATATCTCATAGCATCGTTGATATTAGTTTGTATCATATTAAATCTTCAAAAACGTAACTTGCTTGCCGTCACAGATTACAGTGTACTCAGGAATCATCTGACCTAATGCGACTTCTTCAAAATGCTCAGACAATGCTGTGTAGTGAAAACTGTCCGTATCATATACTGATTCGCAACGGGTGACAATAACTTCTGCCATTATTTGTCGAACCATTTCAGGATGGTCTTGAATGTTGTGTAATGCTATTTGAAACTTTCCTAAGCGTGCCGGTTTCATTTAAATCTCCCCATCAACCTTATTAACCAACTCAACGAAATTCTTCCAATCGCTGCTGTCAATAAATAGTCCGGTAGAGCCGAGATAAGCTATTGTAACATAGAATTCTTCCATGCCTTCTGAAACTTCTGCAATTAAATCGGAACCATCTACTGTGATAAGTTTTCTGCTCATTTCTTTTTACCTTTCGTTTGTATTTTATAAGATTCAATTAACCGTTGTGAAATTGTCTGAATCGCATAGGCTTTCAATTCTGAACTTGGTTCAGTCTCACCTAACTCTTCAAAGCAGTAGTCTACCAGATGTTGTGCCTCATGTATAAGTAAACCGTAAATACTTTCAATTTGGTTAGAAGTTTTTCTCAAACAAACTATAGCGCACAACATCCCTTCATCGCTTTCAAAGGTATGCACTGTTGCTCCAGCCCTTTCGGTTTTTATAAAGTTGGGCCAATCTTTCTTCGGTAGTTTTAAACCTTTAAGCTCCTTATGAAACTCTTTCTCAGTCAGGCACAATCGGTAATAGTAGGGACTGGTGAAAAGTGATCGGTCAAGCCAATGGGATTTCTTTGACATCTTGGTTATCCTTAATTTGTTGAGGTTCTAGTATAACTTTCTTAATGTCTCGATCTTCGTGCAATCGGATGTCTGTAACTACAAAAGTAGTGTCTCCTATTTTAATTTCTCTTCCAACACTGTCTGACATTGTGGTTCTCCTTGGTTAATTGGCTGTTTCTTTTTCTTAGGCTGTTCAAAGACTTTTTTACTGAATTCTTGAAAGAAATGACTCAGTAGATAAGCTAAACTTTCTCCGTTCTCTTTGCGCGGATCAACATTTGCTCTATCGAGGATGAATACCGACAGGTGACAAACTTCATGGATTAGGGTGTCTGCTTGCCGGTCAAAAATTCCTATGAGATAGTACACTTGTCCGTCTTTTGTAACTGGTTGACATGTAAGCCCTGCATGTTCTTCGTTGGTCTCATGGCTATCATCGTTAAGCCACTTATAAGCGGTTTCAAAATGTTTTCGGTTCAACACAAGTAGACACTCACCACCGTAGTAATGGATTTTGAATCTAGTTATGTTGCGTGGAAGTGGCATTAACTATCAATCCATAACAGCGAAACAAGTATCCCGACGTTCTCCATCTGTACAATTACAACTAGGTATCCAAGGCGCATTAACTCTACCACATTTGGGGCAAATCCAACCTGTTTGTGGCCGCTTGATTGGAGGATAAGGAAAATCTGGAGCTACTTTATATGGTTCAAACGGATTATCAATGTAGCACATCACTCATCCTCCAAAACTAATTTTACCATTTTTACTAGTAATAAACCCAAAGTATTCCTTAGCATTTCCAATTCTAGCATAAATATGTACGCCGAATAATGAACATAAAGAAATAGCTCCACACCTTGTATACCTACCTATTAAAAAGTTTATTGTGGTATCCATCACTCCACCACTATCCTAACACCATCACAAAACACCCCAAACTCATGATGCCTTGCCGGAAACATCCGCTCGTAGGCTGCGATGGCTTCGATCTTATCACTGTGTTCACTCATCATCTGCCAAGGATTACCTGAAGTCATTATAACAGGGTGTGGTGGATAATTGGCGATTCGTCTCATTACTTTATACATTAAAATGTAACTCCTCATGTTCAATCATTGATAATATAACATCTCCACTAGGTTGTTTATATACATCAAATACTGTTTTATCAAATCTCTGTAGTATCCGAAGTTTAAAGTATTCAAGAAAAGACATTTTAGCTAAGGTATAATGTCTTAAACCACCGAAATTAGCAGAATATGCGATTACTTTATACATTCAATATACCCTTTACCTTTTTGAAATTCGTATTTACAGTCTTCAGTATACACAAACAATCGGACTTTATCAACCCCAAAGATGTCAGATTGTGCATAATATTGTCGCTCGGCTTCGTGTTGTTCGTCGAAGCCTCGGAAGAATAGTTTACCTTCTATATTCAGGTCGTAGCGGGTTAGGATGTAGTGCATATTATTTTGTTATGCCCTCTTCCAGTATCCTGCTGTTAGCATTCTTCGCCATATCAAGAAACCGGAATATGTTGGAGAAACCCACCTACCGGCTCCGCACTCTCTAACTCTTCCTCCGCAATGCTTGCATGGATTTACTGTGTGACAATCCTCATATAGTCCAGTGTTCCCGCATGATGTACACTCTGTTATAGTAGAGTACCCACCACGATTATAGAGCCAGTAGCCGTAATATACTGGCGGTTCTTGTGGAGTGTCAACCATTATTAGTTCTCCTAACGCAGTCTTTAATATCATCACCAATTATAATACGATCAGTTCCATCGGTATTATAAGTTAGCGCAAACTTGCCAGATTTTAGACGCTCTATGAATACTACATGTGCGTATAACCAGTTAAAGATTTCGTAGTCGGTCATTTTTAATCCTTAGATATTCAATATTTTCAGGAAAGACTGGGTTGTCATTCATACCGTCATCAATTGCTTTACGTTCGTAGGCTGCGTCTAAACAGCTTAAACCGTCGTATCTACTGTTAAATAGGTCGTAAGTTACGTTATCGTGTGGGTCTTTCATCACTCATTCCTTTCATAGTCGTCTTTAGCGGATAGTAAAATAGCTGCGATGCAAATTATTACAAACACTGCAAGTATAATTAGTCCGTGAATCATTTATTACTCCACTTTAAGTGTGCCAGATACAGGCATTATTACTAATTCTAATGGTACTGAGTTTATTTTACGCTCCCACCTATCTTTTGGGTAGTACCCTTTACCAGATTTAAGTACATTTGGCATCCATTGCAAGTTACTTACACAATCACAATAACCATTACTTAACGGTAATACGTGATCTACAGCCCACCCCGGACACGCACCAGATGTCCGGCCAGTGCTAGGACACGGATGGATGCGTTTAAACGCGGCTACAACGTCTGCTCGCCTATGTATGCTGCCGTCACTATTACGGACTACTTTTGAGACGTAGCGGGTCTCTTCTAGCGCAGGATCTGCGTGGGCTGCGGTGGACAGGATTAGCAGGACTAGGAGTTTATTCATTTTGTCTTTGTAAGCACGGCGATGTCTGTACCTGCTGGCAGGATAAATACTTCTCCAACTTGAGGAAATCTCTTGCGAATAGATTCACCAATCCACCCGTGCGGGTCATCAATGTCTCCAATTATACAAATAATATCGTCACGATTAACTCTCAATTTTATGAATCGTGCCTCTTGAGATGTTCTACACGCTGTTAGTTCAGCAGTTAACTTATCGTTTTTCGCCCGTTCCTCAGCAAGTTTACGTTCCTGCCTGTTTTTAAACCATTTAATAATATTCATTCCTAAGCTCCCACTGTTAAAAATTTACCGTTGTTGTCAAACTCAAATCTCGTGAAGAAGCCAGTATATCCACTAACTTTATCACATTCTGGAAATACATCGTCGTTATATTGATGATTCCCGAAAACTATTGTTTTTTCAACCAACCTTCCGTCTGTAGGATTTTCAGCATTTAATTCTTCACCATATAAAACTCCAAGTGAATCCAGAAACTCTTTTGTGCGGTCTAGGTCGGTTTTCATTTCTTCTCCTTAACGACCTCAACCAGTTCACTACGCGCAGGGTATAGGAAACCGTTTACGAGTTTTGGTGGGAGTGTTATGATTGGGGAGTACCAGTGGTAGGTCATAGGCTACAATAATCTGTGCTAACTGCAATATCTTCACCTTCCAATTCAAGTGTTACTTTTATTTTAATTCCTGAACAACCATCTTCGTATGTACTCTCAGTATAGACTTGAATGTTTAAGTTCTCACGCAAGTATTCTTTAATTTCATCTTTCGTCATTTCATTCTCCATTCTGGAATTAAGAACGTGCATTATATCTTAGGTTGTTGGGTATGTCAACTATCTATCTCTATAAGGATCATGTTTTGGGTAACATAACCATCCCATTAACACGCATTCAACGACTACTAGGATTATCTCAACGAGTTCATTCATTCTTTCAGTCCCTTCATAAACTCTAAATTACCAACTGGTACGCGGTTGACATGCGTGATATTTTTGGTAGAAATATCATTAACTGTTTTAAAGCCACCAAATTTTATTGTCTCTTTAGTAGCTTTCCCACACAGCCAGTTACCATCCATTCCTGTGAAATAGTGTTCTTCGATTCCGCCTAAGCATCTGGTATGGGTTAGGAGGTCGCCTATTTTTATATGGTTTAGAATGTTATTCATCTTTCAAATCCTCCGCTTTAACCTTATTAATCTGTCTCTCAGATTTATGAGTTCTTTTCTTGGTAAACGCACCTATGATGCCACCAATTTTATTGAATGGTCTCGGTGTCCAGTATTCGTAGCCGCTGGGCTTTTGGTGGGTTGGGGTTCTACTCATTTTACAGTTATATCAACCATACCGAGAATAGTTATGTCTTCCAAAGTGTTATCGTCTTGCAATTCTATGTAATTAGCTTTAAAAGTGCTTATATACAAGCCTTCTTTCGCCATTTCTTTAAGGATTTCTACGAACTGGTGGTGATATTTGGTAGGGCAGGTTATTGGTGTCATTTCTTATACCTCCTAGCAAATTCTAAAGTCTTCTCAATCCCCTGACGTGCCAGCATCTGTCTGATCTCTTTACAACCTTTCGCACCGTTTGACAGCCACAACAAAAAGTCTGGTATCAGTTTATCATCAATCGTAGTGTGTTGGGTACGTCCTACAGTTTCGTAGCCAAAACCTGACTTATCTTCAAAGTTGTCTCGAAAATGTGCTGGTAGTTTGTTGAAGCGTTTGCAGATTGGGGTGATGTTCAGCATTTTTTTTACTCTACCCCTATAAATTTCCTGAGTTCGGCGAGTTTATACTTTTTACCAGCTTCAAAACATCTTTCTAAAGCTCGTTGAACTTCTTCAGCATCATGAAGATTATCATATGTAAGTACAGATGACGCATAAACCATTCCGGGAAATGATACATCATATTTTTCTGCTAATTCATCAGTCTTTTCACACACAACAAGATTTTTACCGTCTTCTGTTGGTTTCCATGCGCGTATTGACGTATTAGACATTTTACTCCTTTC